CAGATTGATTGGAAGAAACTCTTTGAACTTCAGCATAATGAATCAGTCAAGAGTTATGTAGAAGATCTATCTGCGTCCTGGTAATAGTAATACTATCAGCATGTTCAGTTGATATTATTATACTTTGCGTTGTTCTTTATACATTCTTCGTGTCAGTTGTTGATAAGATGTCAACAATGTGCTGGCAGTTGATATAAACAATAGTGCAAAGTATAATTATATCGTGGAAATGTTCGTGTTGACAGTATAAACAACAGCACTGATGTATTCTAATACACTAGAAGATGCTGGCAGTTGATATAAAGAATGACGAATAAGTATACTTATTCGTGTAGCAGTTCTTTATTCGTGTTAGCAGTTATTTTATGTTGTTTGTTATTGTTTATATCGGGCGTTGCCCCGTATATAAAAACACCAAACTACCCTAACCTACAGAGGTGACAAATCGACCTCTAAATATCACTCTCATAAAAATTTTCCGGAAGTATGATAAGTCTTCGAAACCCCCGCAGATATTCGCAAAGTCGCCCCTATTGGAATTTCTGGAAAGTTATTTTTGCTGGGCGGATAATTCGATATCCTGAAAAAATTTTTAAGATTATTGGAATCCCCCTCGGAATACTCATAGTGGTCATATATAATGCAGTGAAATAAAAAATCCGGAAAAATTATGGACAATTACGAAACTTTATATCACATTTACGCAAAGGGAGAGTGCATTTATCACAGTCTCTCAGAGGAAAAATTCTCTGAGACATGGGATATGTTGCACAAGATGGTTGATTTACTTGATAATAATTTTTCAGGGGAAGATTTGCAGTATGAAAAAGTGACTGTCAATAAACTCATAACACAAAATGCGTCATATTGACAATTACTAAATAGAACGATAAAATTGAATTTGAAGGTTTATTCAACTTATGGCAAAAGGATTCACTGTAAAAGCAGCCGCACCAAGAAAGTCCACAGAGGAGTGGGACTATGATGCGATTAAAGAAAGAATGCGTGGGAAGTCAATTGTATTTTGTCTTCCTGGAAGAGGATGCTCATTTATTTTTCTAAAAGCATTTGTACAGCTCTGTTTTGATATTGTACAAAATGGAATGAGTATTCAAATTTCACAAGACTACTCATCCATGGTTAACTTCGCCCGCTGTAAATGCTTAGGGGCGAATGTTCTTCGTGGACCAAAGCAACTACCTTGGGATGGAAAACTTGAATATGATTATCAACTCTGGATTGATAGTGATATTGTTTTTGACACTAACAAATTCTGGCAACTCTGTGATTTAGCTTTCCCTGCAGAAGGCGAAGAGAAAGAAGTTGCAGCAGGATGGTATGCTACTGAAGATGGACACACAACATCTGTCGCACATTGGTTAGAAGAGGATGATTTCCGCAAGAATGGTGGTGTAATGAATCACGAAACCGTGGATTCAATCTCCAAGCGTAGAAAGCCCTTCACAGTTGATTACACTGGTTTCGGATGGGTGCTGATTAAGAAGGGCGTTTTTGAAAATCTCGAATATCCTTGGTTTGCTCCTAAGATGCAAGTATTTGAATCTGGTGCAGTACAAGACATGTGTGGCGAAGACGTTTCATTCTGTCTTGATGCAAAAGAGGCAGGATTTGAAATCTGGTGCGATCCTCGTATTAGAGTCGGACATGAAAAAACTCGTATTATCTGATGAGTAAAACTTACAATCTTTTATATAAAGGGCGTAAAATTCATACAAATCTCACTGCAGAAGAGTGTAGTGAGATTCTTCAGGACTTCTCAGAGCGTTATTTCTCGGGAGAAGACATTGATCCAAGTTTAATTGAAATGGAGGAAATTTATGGCTAAAGGTGGAATGAATAAGACGGTGTTCGAACCAGGGGCGCCGAAGAAAACTCGTCAAGGACGTTCTTCTCGCACGTTACTCAGTGCCACTTCTCGTAATGGACGCAAAAAGAGATATCGGGGACAGGGAAAATAATTTTTAGAGTGCTTAAATAGAAATAAGCACTCTTTTTTTATGATTTCTCAAAAAGAACTGTTTATTTTAAATTGGATTAAAGAAGTATCTAAAGTTAGACCTGAATTGAATGGATTTTCTGTGTGTCCATTTGCTGCAAATTCAAAATTTAAGATCGTTGAGTGCTCAGTTGAAGATATAATCCCAATTAAAGGGTATCAAGTTATCATTTATATTGTTGAAGACTACTTTAACTTAGATTCCGTCCGCTTTTGGGTTGATTTTTACAACTCTAAGTACAATGGATGGAAGTTTTTTGAGGATTGTGGTTCATATGACACCTTTATTAATGGAATTCAAACTAATAATGGTAAATATAACCTCATTTTAGCGCAACCTACAGAAAAATTACGTAAATTTAGAGAAAAATTAGCACAAACATCCTATTATGATCTTTGGAATGATCATTATTTAAAGGAAATTCTTGAAGACGACTATAATATAATAGAAACACGGGATAGCAACCCCGTAAAAAGTTCTGATTTTCATTAATCAGGAGCAAAAATGTCTAAAAAAGTCGACAAAGATCAAAATTTTATGGAAAATCAGTGGGGTACAAAGTACCTATCAAGTGAATATGGGTGGGAGGACAAAATTGAGTCTAGGAAAATGTTGAGAGAAATATCAAATGATGCTCTAACTCCCAAAAAACATGATTTTGAACAGCAAAATGAAATTCATTCCAGAATTCGTAATGATGATGATTATGATGACTGGGAATATGGTACTGAGCCACTCTATGAGATAAAAAATCTCTAATAAATAAGATAGAATTATACAATTAAATGCCGCTACAAAGGGTAAGTAAAGGGTTTAAAGACATTAGTATGACATTTCAGACTAATCCTCTGAATGATGATTTAATTGCTTTGAAAAATCAAACTGCTATTGCTAGATCAGTTCGCAATATTGTCTTTACTTTACCCGGAGAGAAATTTTTTAATGAAAATTTTGGATCAAGACTGAGTAATTCTTTATTTGAAAATATTGATTCAATTTCTTCATCAATTATATCTGAAGAAATTAGAAATTCTATCAAAAATTATGAGCCAAGAGTATCCTTGGTTGATGTTCAAACTGATCCAGATTTTGAAAACAATACTTTTAATGTAACAATAGTGTATAGGATAATAGGTATTGATGTTCAAGCGCAACAATTACAGTTCGTTTTGCAATCAACTAGGTAAATGTCATTAATAAATTTTTCAAATCTGGACTTTGACCAGATTAAAACAACTTTAAAAGATTATTTAAGGTCCAATTCAAATTTTACTGATTATGATTTTGAAGGATCTAATTTATCTTCTATTCTTGACGTTTTAGCATACAATACCTATATCACTTCATATAATGCAAACATGGTTGCAAATGAAGTATTCATCGATAGTGCAACTCTTAGAGAAAATGTAGTTGCACTTGCAAGAAATATTGGATATATTCCTAGATCAAAAAAGGCTGCTACTGCAACCGTAACTTTTTTTGTGGATACTAGTTCTTTTTCAAAGGTTCCTTCGTCTTTGACATTAAAGAAAGGAACAGTTGCAACTTCTTCTAGTTCCTTTGGTGGGCAATCATTTATATTTTCAATTTTAAGTGATATTACTGTTCCTGTAGTAAACAATATTGCTACATTTACTGATATAAAAATTTATGAGGGAGTTCTTTTATCAACTAATTTTACATATACATCTAACAATCCAAATCAAAGATTTATTTTACCAAACTCTGGAGTAGATACAAATTTAATTTCAGTTAGAATAAAGGATAGCATTACATCAACATCTTCAGTAAAATATTCTTTACAAGATAATGTTTTTAATTTAACAAAAGACTCAAAAGTTTATTTTATACAAGAAATAGAAGATGAGAGATATGAATTATTCTTTGGAGATGGCGTTATTTTTGGAAGAAAGTTAGAAAATAACAACTACATTGAAGTTGATTATATTACATCAAATGGTGATAGTGGAAACGGAGTAACACAGTTCACATATTCAGGAAAAATCACATATACCCAAAATGGAATAGAATATCCAGTCACATCAGGAATATCCCTATTAACGACTGGTGTTCCTTCTCAGGGAGGGGAGAATATAGAGACTGTAGATTCGATTAAAAAATATGCCCCAAGAATTTATGCCTCACAAAATAGGGCATTATCTGCAAGTGACTATGAATATTTAATACCAAGCAAAATATATCCAGAAACAGATTCTATTTCGGTATTTGGAGGAGAAGATTTAATCCCCCCACAATATGGAAAGGTTTTTATTAGTATAAAACCAAAAACAGGGGACTTTTTACCGAATTTGATAAAAGAGGATATTAAAAGAGAACTAAAAAAATATTCTGTTGCGGGAATAGTTCCAGAAATTTTAGATCTAAAATATCTTTATATTGAAGTAGATTCAAAGGTATACTACAATACTAATCTTGCACCAAGCTCTCAGTATGTTTCTACTATTATTCAATCAAATACCAATAAATATGCAGAATCCAGTGAATTAAATAAGTATGGTGCAAGATTTAAATATAGTAAGTTTCTTAAAATTATTGACGATAGTCATGAATCAGTGACTTCAAATATTACTAAACTTCAAATGAGAAGAGATCTTAGAGTGGTATTAAATGCTTTTTCAGAATATAAAATTGGATTTGGTAATGAATTTTATATCAAGAGTATGGATGGATTTAATATTAAATCTTCATCATTTAAAGTTTCTGATTTAAATGATCCTGTTTATCTATCGGATATTCCAGATAGTAATAGGGCAACTGGATCAATCTTCTTATTTACTGTACCTAATGTAAACTCGACCAGTGCCACAATCGTAAAAAGAAATGTTGGAACAATTGATTATAAAAAAGGTATTATTACATTAAATCCAATTAACATTTTATCTGGAAAAACTAAAGATGGACAGTCTATCATTGAGATATCTGCAATTCCAAGTTCAAATGATATTATTGGATTGCAGGATTTGTATTTGCAACTAGATATTAGTAATAGTATTTTTGAAATGATTACAGATGAAATCTCATCTGGATCTGACACTTCGGCATCTAACTATATTGTAACTTCAAGCTACAGCAACGGGAACTTAGTAAGATCATAAAAATGACAGAAAAAAGAATTCAATTTAATAACATTGTACAAAATCAACTTCCTGAATATGTAAGGGAGGAATTTCCTTTAGTTGCTGAATTTTTAAAACAATATTACATCTCTCAAGAATTTCAAGGTTCTTCAGTTGATTTGATCCAAAATATTGATAATTACTTAAAATTAGATACTATTAGAAGTAATGCAACTAATACAGAATTAACAAAGAATGTTTCTTTTATTGATGATACTATTTTAGTTACTTCAACAATTGGGTTCCCAGATTCTTATGGACTAATCCAGATAGATAATGAAATTATTACATATACCAGTAAGACTTCCAATTCTTTTATTGGATGTCTAAGAGGATTTAGTGGTGTTACTTCATATAATAATGAAAATAATTCTGATCAGTTAGTATTTAAGTCCCCAGACTCTGTAGATTTGACATTCAAGTCTGATGAGGCTTCTGATCATTATATTTACGTAGATAATAATGAATCTAATGATAAGACAAAAGTTACTAACTTAAGTTCTTTATTTTTACAAGAGTTTTTTAATAAAATAAAATATCAACTTTCTCCAGGGTTTGAAAATAGAGAATTTTATTCGGAATTAGATAAGTATTTGTTCCTTAAGCAATCTAAAGATTTTTACTCCACAAGGGGGACTGACTTATCTTTTAAAATTCTTTTTAATGTTTTATATGGTGAAGATGTTAAAATTATAAAACCACAAGATTATTTAATTAGACCATCAAATTCTCAGTATGAAATAACTAATGACTTAATTGTTGAAAGTATTTCTGGTGATCCATATGAACTAGATAGATCTACATTAAATCAGGATGAATATGGAGATATTACTAAGGCATATGCTCCTATTTCAAGAGTAGAAAAAATATTCTCTGAAGATGCCAAGGTTTATTATAGGTTAAGTTTTGATGCTGGATATAATAAAGATATCAACGTATCTGGATCAGTATATGGAGATTTTTCTGTTCATCCAAAAACAAAGGTTATCGGAGATGTAGCAGAAAGGGGTGCAGTAATTGACGTTGATTCCACAGTAGGATTTCCTTTAAGTGGAGAGTTATATGTAATTTATTCTGACGGATCTGAAGGGGTCATTAAATATTCATCTAAGAATATAACTCAATTTTTAGAGTGTGAGAATATTTTTGGTACAATAACAGATTCTTCCGATGTATCTTTAAATACCTATGCATATGGATATTCTAATGTAGATCCAACTAAAATTATTAAAGTAAGAATTAATTCTGTCTTAAATGAAGTTGACATCGTAGAAGATACTTACTATCAAAAAAGAAATACTATTGGAGTAATTAGAACTCTTGGAATTGATCCTTCTGATGTTGTTTCAAATAATTGGATCTTTAATATTTCTACAAGTAACGATGTAGAAAATGTTAAAGAAATTGATACATCTTTTGATATTTACGACATATCAACTAAAGGTAATCATAATTTAAGAGTTGGAGATAATATAAAAATTAGTTCAAGTCTAGAGAATGACAGATATTCCACCGTAATTGGTATTAATTCCTCGACATCATTTAGAGTGTCTGGTCAAGGATATCTAGATTCAACTATTTTTTATAGGGTTCAAAGAAGTCTATTAAAAGTTAATTCGGAAAAATATTCTTCGTTATCAGAAGATATTTGCAATGTTCAAAATGTTTATAAAGATAGAGAAAGTACATTAGTAGCAGCAAATTCTCTTCCATTTTATTATAATCAACCATTAAATACCTTTGATAGATCTATTACGTTCTCTGGAACTTTTGACTTAGATACAATTTCTATTACATCTTCTCAAGATCATGGGTTTTATAGTGGAGACTCAGTTTTTTATACCAATATTCAAGGTCCAGAAATTGCTGATGGGTTATATTTTATAAAAAGAATTGATGGAAAAAATATAAAACTTGCTAAGAGTAGATCAAATTTATATAATAATATTTTTGTAACCATTGAAGATGTAGATAATAATGAAATACAAGGAAAATTACAAGATTATAATTTTTATAATAAATCACTAAATCCGCAAAAATTACTAAGAGAAATAAAATCCCCTGTTAATGATGGGTATAATTACGTTTCATCACCCGGTCCAATTGGCATTTTAGTAAATGGTGTTGAAATAATAAATTACAAGTCAAGAGATCAACTTTATTATGGACCTATAGAAAGTATAGATGTTGTAAGTCCAGGAAAAAATTATGATGTAATTAATCCACCTATATTGAATATTTCAGATTCTGTAGGTGTTGGTGCAACTGGTTATTGTTCAGTTAAAGGATCCCTTAGAGAAATAAGATTAATTGATTCTGGGTTTGATTATCTAGAACAACCAAAAGTTAATATTACTGGAGGAAATGGATCTGGAGCAAAGGCTAATGCCTCTCTAAAATTAGTTGATCATCAAATGACTTTCAATGCAGAAGCAAAATCTGCTTCTGTAAATATTTTAAATAATACGATAGGATTTTCTACATATCATAAATTTAGAAACGCAGAAAAGATCATTTATAAGACTAATTCACAAACATCTGTTGGTGGGATATCCTCAAATTCAACTTACTATGTTTCTCCAAAAGATTTATACACTATAAAATTACATAGAACCTTTGATGATGCTTTATCTGGAATTAATACTATTTCTTTAACTTCTTTTGGGAATGGAAACCATATCATAGAATCTTATCAAAAGAAGTTTGTAATTTCTTCAATCAACATAGAATCTTCTGGAAACAATTACGAAAATAAAAAAAGAACTGCCAATCCATCTGGAATAAACACTTCTTTAGGATATATTAATATAGTTGACCATGGGTTTAACTCTGGAGAAATAGTTAATTATTTCACCAATGGATCTGTAATTAGTGGATTAACAAATAATCAAAATTATTATCTGACAAAAGTAGATAATGATAATTTTAAACTATCTCTAGTTGGATTGGGAACAGATAATCAAGATTTCTATTATAGAACTAATCAATACTTGCAGTTAACTTCTTCTGGAAGTGGAATTCATTATTTTAATTATCCTAACATTTCTGTAGAAATTGTTGGTACTGTTGGGATATCTTCTTCAATATCCAGATGCGTAGTTCAACCAATTTTCAGTGGGGAGATTACTTCTGTTCACTTGGAAAATAATGGTGTTGGTTATGGATCTTCAGAAATTTTTAATTTTATCAGAGATCCTTTACTAGTTTTAACTAGTGGTGAGAATGCCCAATTAACTCCTATAGTAAATAATGGAAAGATTGTTGATGTTTTAGTAAACAATCCTGGACAAGGTTATAATTCTCCTCCGTATTTAAGAATATCGACTAATGGTAATGGAGTTGGAGCTGTATTGACTCCTATTATAGAAAATGGACAAGTAAAATCAGTTAAAATTATTGAAAGTGGAACAGGTTATGATAAAAATAATACTTTTATTATAGTATCTTCTGCCGGAAACGGGGGTCAATTAAAGTCCAAACTAAAAACTTGGACAGTTAATCTTTTTGCAAAATGTTTTAATAATCTCACCCCTGATGATGGTATTATTTCGTATATTCCAAATTCAAAATATGAATTGCAATATACTCATTTATACGCTCCAAGAAAATTAAGGGAAAGTTTATATACTATTCAACCATCGGGAAATATTGTTTATGATTTAGTTAAAGAAAATAACATAGAAACTACTTCTAAGGTCCATTCTCCAATTATTGGATGGTCTTATGACGGAAACCCAATATATGGACCTTATGGATATGAAAATATTGATGGTAGCGGTAGCATTGTGCAATTAAGATCAGGATATCATATTAAATCTCAACTAAATCTCTTAGAAAATAGACCACCAATAAACATTTTCTCAGAAGGGTTTTTTGTAGAAGATTATGAGTATAGAAATACTGATACCAATTCAATACTTGATGAGTATAATGGTAGATTTTGTATTACTCCAGAGTTTCCAAATGGAGTATATGCTTATTTTGCAACTTTTAGTAGCGATCCATCAGGGTCTTTCAATGGGTATAAGTTGCCAGAATTTCCTTATATTATAGGCAATAAATTTAGATCAAAACCAAACGAATTTAATTATAAAAGATCTTCAAACCAGGATGATATTGATTTAAATAATACTAAATGGATTAGAAATACTACCCCATATAGTTTAACTGAAAGTTATAACTCATATCCTTACATTTCTTTACCAAATTCTCTTAACCAAACCATTAATATAAAATATTCTTCTCCAGGTTCAATTGAAACTGTTGGTATTATCACAGGAGGAAGTCTTTATAGAGTAGGTGATAAGATATTATTTGACGATACTGGCACTAGTGGATTTGGATTTGCAAGTAAAGTATCTAGAGTTTTTGGGAAATCTGTCAATAATATTAGCGTTGCTAGTACTTTTGTATATGATGTAGAAATTTACCCATTAAAGGGAAATAAGAACTCTTTTGTAGTGGAATCAGAAAATCCGCACAATCTTTCTAACCAAGATATTATTTCTATTTCCGGTATAAACACAACGACGACCTCGTTTAATTTACCATATACAATTGGGGTTTCTCAAAGCACTCTTACAATTTCTAATCAATCTGGAATAGCAAGTGTTTCTACTACGGGAATTGTTACTTATATCTCAGTTTCTGGCAATTTAGAAACTCAAGATATAAAAGAAAATGATATATTTTCAATTAACAACGAAAAAGTAAAGGTATTAAATATTGACAAAAATTCTTCAAGAATTAGAGTTTTAAGATCTTTTGGAGGAACTGTAGGATCTTCTCATAGCTACACTGATATTTTATATCAAATTCCAAGAAGATTTACTATAACATCTACTGATTCTAATTCATTTTCTAATAAATTAAATAGAGAAATTTATTTTAATCCAAAGGAATCTCTTGGAATAGGAACAGTTTTTGGAGTTGGTATAGGAGTTACTCTTTCTTTTGCAAATCCAGGGACTGCAAAAACTCAAATTTTTATTCCAACGAAATCAATTTATATTCCAAATCATAATTTAGAAACTGGAGATGAATTAATATATTCTCCTAATTCTGGATCTGAAATATCAGTTTCTTTGGATGGTAATGTTTCATCTGTTTTAGCAGATCAATCTAAAGTTTATGTTGCTAAAATTTCTGGAGATCTGATTGGAATATCTACAGTTAGAGTGGGGATTAATACTGATGGAACATTTGTTGGAATTGCAAGTACAAATAGATCCTCGCGTACACTGTATTTTGTAGGATTAGGAACAAATACGTATCATAGTTTTAAAACAAATTATCAAACACTGACTGGAAAAGTAACTAAAAATATTGTTACGGTTTCAACTGGACAGACTCATGGACTATTAAACAATGATTATGTCTATGTTAATATAAATTCTGGAATTTCTACTACCCATGTAATTCAATATAATGATTACAATAGAAAATTAATTATAGATCCAAAAACTTTTGTATCTGGTGATGTAAATGTAACACAAAATTCAATAACTCTAACAGATCATGGATTTGTAAATGGACAAAAAGTTATTCATACTTCAACCTCTCCATCTGGGGGATTAATCAATAATAATACTTATTATATTGTAGTTTTTGACGAAAATACTATTAAATTATCTTCGTCTTATTACAGTTCTATTTCTGAGTCTCCAGATATTGTAAACATAACCTCAGCATCTGGTGGCAAATTATCATCGGTCAATCCTCCAATAAAAATTTACAGGGATTCAACAGTCATCTTCAATGTCTCCGATGAATCACTTTCTTATAAGGTAGGATCAGAACCTTATTCAGCATTTGAATTAAACTTTTACATAGACTCTAATTTTACACAAATTTTCAATTCTTCTCGCACTACTAATACTTTTGAGATTACTAGACTTGGTAGGGTTGGTATCGATACTAATGCTAGTGTTTCTCTGAAAATCAATAAAAATATACCTCAAAAACTATTTTATAGATTAGATCCAATTTATGGGGAATCATTACCTACAGATAAGAGTAAATATGTAAATGATACTTCTGTAGAATCAAATAATGAACTTCAAATAGAACCAAGCCTTTATAATGGAAAACATAAAATAACAACATTATCAACAACATCTTTTTCTTATAAC